GCTCAACGGCTGGAACTTTTACAACAACAAAACCAACCGCTCCAAACCACTTAGTTTTTATTGGTGTTGTCACTAGGGCGAACAATGGAAACGGCATTATGTATGTCAAGTGCCAAAACGGATACGAACTTGAAGAACTCCACAACGTAAAAATCAACGGTGTGACCGACGGTCAATTCTTGCGGTACAACAGCGCCTCAGCCCTATGGGTCAACGACGCAATCAACCTTGGAACAGACACTGTTGGAAACTATATGTCCGACATTACCCAGGGCACTGGCGTAACAATCACGCATACTCCAGGTGAAGGTTCAAACGCAACCATTGCAATCGGACAGGATGTAGGCACTTCTGCTTCTGTCACATTTTCAAACGTTACCGCAACAGGAACAGTCACACTCGCCGCAGACCCATCTTTAGCACTTCAAGCAGCAACAAAACAGTATGTAGATAATGCCGCGTCAGGTATTAACTTCCATGCATCAGTGGTTGCTGCAACAAGTGGTAACCTCGCTGGAACATACAACAACGGAACTGCTGGCGTTGGTGCAACTCTAACAAAAGCAACAAATGGTTCAATTGGTACTATTGATGGAGCCTCGGTAGTTGTTGGAAGCAGAATTCTTGTTAAATCGCAGACTGACTCAAAACAAAATGGTATCTACACTATTACGGCAGTCGGCAGCGCAAGTGCTCCTTGGGTAATAACAAGAGCAACAGATGCTGACAATAGCATATCTGGAGAAATGGCTTCTGGAGACTTCTGCTTTGTTATGGGTGGCAATACCAATGCTGGGTATGGTTTTATAAATAACAGTTCAACAAGTCCAATTGTTATTGGAACTGACAACATCACATACACTGCATTCAATGCTGCACAGGTTGTTATGGCGGGTAACGGAATGGCGTTCAGTGGAACGGCACTGAATATTGGAACCGCTGATTCTTCAAGAATTGTAGTAAGCACAGACGACATCGACCTTGCAACCGTATCAGTATCCAATTCTTTCCAAGATAACAATTCTGCCAGCATGATATTCACGGGAGTTGAAGTCGATTCCTATGGTCGAGTAACAGGTAAAACTGCTGCTACGCATCGCTTGGCCAGCACAACCGCTCCAGGAATAATCCAGTACGACGGCAGTAAATTTGATTACAGCGATGGTCCATTTACCATTAAGGCAAACGGTATTGAACTTGGAACAGATACAACTGGCAACTACATGCTCAACGTGTCTGCTGGAAATGGAATTTCCATCTCCCACACACAGGGCGAAGGTTCTACTGCCTCAGTTTCAACAACGGGTATTCAAACACTCAGTGCAAAGGCCGGCAACTACACACTTGCTGCTGGTGATGCTGCCGAAACAATCATCATTATGGATTCAAGCTCCGCCAATGACCTGACCGTTCCACCGGCTTCGAGTGTTGCTTTTGTGACTGGTACGAGCATCACCATTGTTCAGCGCGGAACTGGTAAGACAAGAATTCTTGCAGGCGCTGGAGTAACGCTCTTGGCAACTCCTGGTCTTTTCCTAAGAGCAAGATACTCTTCATGCACAATAGTCAAAACAGAAAATGCAAACGAGTGGTTTGTTATAGGTGACTTGGCGGCATCGTGATTCCGGGCAATCAAGCCAGTGGTGGAAAGTTTATTGACCCACCAGACTCGATATCTGTTGTACCAAACGCCCTGGGAGGTGCAAGCGACATAGTCGTCAATCACACTGGTTACAAAGGTAAATCTGGGTCAGTTAAATTCAGGGTTACTTCAAATACTGGTGTAAGTTCTGTTTCTGAAGCCACAAGTGGAACGTCTGGGTCCATGTCTCTGACTGGATTAAGCAATGGCGTTAGCTACACGTTTTCAGCAGTCACAATTGAGTCTCAGTCTTCTGTTGAATCTTTATCTGCTGTAACTTCATCTTCATCACTTGTTGCAGGAGTTCCAACTGCCCCAGCTCAACCAACTGTTTCTGCTGGTAATGGTCAAGTAACTGTATCGTGGAGCGAACCAGCAAATAACGGTGCAGCTATTACTAGTTATATTGTTTACTGGTCAACATCATCTGCTGCTATTCAAAGTTGGTCAAACTCTGTAAACACTGGTTCGACATCCACGTCTTATACCGTTACTGGATTAAGCAATGGAACCGCATACTATTTTACAGTTATTGCAGTCAACGCTACTGGTCAGAGTACAAGGTCAGCTGTTTCAAGTGGAGCAACACCAGTGGTCCCAGGGCCACCACCTCCTCCGCCATGCTCGTGCGATGGTGTAGCAAGAAGACAATACGGTCAGTTTTCACATTTAGACCCAGCCGGTTTTGGTTGGACATGCGACGGAACAATGAGCTACGAGTACTACATATACGGAACTTGTGGTGGAGGAGCTTGCCCTGGTGAGGGTGGCTACAACGGAGCTTATAGAAACGGCGTTTGCGGTTATGTGACACCACCAGCTCCTTCGCCGCCTCCTTCGCCGCCTCCTTCGCCGCCTCCTTCGCCGCCTCCTGCTCCTCCTCCTGATTGCGGAATATGCTGCGGTGGATGCTTTATAGACCCTAAACTTGGCCCAATTTGTTGTTAGTCGAACAAACAATCAGGAATGCAGTAGGATTTAATCATGAGCAACGCTGAAGAAATCTGGACACCAAGAGAACCAACAGAGCCAGAATACACATTCCAAGGTTGGTTTAATTGGGAAAACAAATTCGGTGAATTTGGTATTCCTGGGTATAGGGATTTTATTGAACCAACAAAAATTCCATCTGTTTTTGGCGACGATAATCCTAGAGATGTTTATTTCACGCTCTACAGACAAGACGGAGACGGCCTGCTTCTTTGCGTGGTTGCTAGATACGTTGACGACGCAGGCGTTCGTCATCCTCTTTTGATGCTGGTTCATCCAGACCACAGAGGGAAGGGAATTGCAACTCAGGTGGCTCTTCGCATCGAAGAGAAATTCATTAACGAAGAAGCTCATGCGTACGGATACACAGTGGAAGAATTTAGAGCCATGCCTAGAGCGGAACGTGCTGCGCTGACTGTCCCATTGGTGTTAGATGTTCCAGTAAACGAAGCTGGAGCAGGGTTCCTGACCCACTTGAGCAATGTTTTTTATACGGTTGAAAAAGATTTTACAGTAGAGCCGTAAGATGTCTGCCTATCAAGAGTGGAAGAAAAAACTTGGAGATACACGCCCGTGGGATGTTGTTAACCCAAACATAGAAAAAACCACAGATGAAGAGGCAGAAAGAAGATTTTCGATTTGCCGAGAATGTCCAAGCCTGCTTGCGGTCACCAGCCAGTGTAGAGAATGCGGATGCTTCATGAAGTTAAAGGTGAAGATACAAGAAGCAACGTGCCCCTTGCAAAAGTGGTAGCCCCAACCAGAATGTAAGGGTTTTGCAATGAAGTACATCAATGTGAATGGCGTATGTGTTTACAGAAATGTAATTATCAACCCCTCTGAGATAATAGAAGCCTCTGAGCTGTTAAGCATCTCGAAAGACAGCCGAGGCGATTGGACTAAATCGACAGTAATTGACACCGAGGGGAAGGTATTTGTTTCTGAAGTAAGAACAAACCAATTGATGTTCACTCCAACGCCAACTCAAAGGGGAGACGAGTCGTCGGCAGAGGTTATGCTGGCGAATAAAATTCACGAATACATCCTTCCTTGTGTCCAAAACTTTGCGGCAAAATTTGGTCTTTCAATCAAGTTCCAATCCACAAATGGATACCAAATACTAAAATATGCAATTGGTGAGCATTATGTATCTCACCTTGATGATGGTGAAAAAACCAGACGCTACGCCTCTGCAGTTGCATACCTAAACGACAATTACGAAGGTGGCGAACTGTATTTTCAGGATTTAAATTTCACATATCAGCCAGTAGCAGGGGATGTTGTAATTTTTCCATCTGGAGCACCATTCAGGCATGAGGCAAAACCAGTAATCAGTGGCATCAAGTACTCAATCGCCAACTGGTGGTAAAAAGCTAGCGAAAAAAACAGATTAGAGCCGATTAAAGACCGTCTTGTGAGATAATTGGCCGTATGCCAATCGTATTCCCTTCATCACCGTCAATAAATGACGAATTTTCTGTTGCAGGTAAATCCTGGAGCTGGAACGGGTTCCGTTGGCAAAGATTTAAATCTGCAATAATTGACGGTGGATTTGCCAATATTGAAATTGACGAGGCAAGCGATTCACAGGTTGCTGACGGAGGCGATGCTTAATGGCGTATAAAAAGATACTTTTCCGTCGTGACCTCGCAGCTACATGGACATCGGTTGACCCAGTACTCTCCGCTGGAGAAATAGGCCTAGAGTCCGACACTGGCAAGATAAAGCTTGGTGATGGGACTAGTTCTTGGACTGAGCTTGATTATTTTTACGGTTCACTAGACAGCACATCATATGTTCAGTCCCTTGTTGCTGGCACAGGCCTAACAATAACCGGAAACTCAGGTTCTGGTTCGACGCCAACAATTTCAATCCCCCAGAGCGTTGCAACAACTGCTTCACCAACATTTGCTCAAGCAACAATTAACAACCTGCCAGTCGATGATAAACATGTCGCAACAAAAGCCTATGTTGACGGAATAGCAGCGTCAATTAACTGGCATGAATTTGCCACACTTGCCACTGATGCAGCTTTGCCAAACAACCCGACCTATGACAACAGCATTGATGGAATTGGGGCAACTCTAACTGCTGGAGCAAATGCGCGACTTGTCGTGGATGGAACTAATGCTTCAACTGGAAATAGAATTCTTGTAAAAAATCAAGCAAACGCTGTCCATAACGGAGTTTACGATGTAACAACTCAGGGAAGCGTCTCCGTTCCGTGGGTGCTTACTCGTTCTGATGACTTTGATGGTAGTACTCATTTCGCAACTCCACACGCAGGAGACGCATTATACGTCTCGACTGGTTCGGCAAATGCAAATCAAGGATTTCTTGTATTTACTTCTGGCACCGGAACCGATGGCGAACATGTCATTGGAACAGACGCAATATCATTTACACAATTTTCCGGAACAGCACCAATTCTCGCAGGAACTGGTATTACAAAATTTGGAAATCAGCTTTCAATTGGTCAGGATGTCGCACCAAGCGCAAGCGTTGTTTTTGCAGGAATTACTGGCTATTTAAATGGGATTGCCGAACAGGCAAATTCAATTACCCAGCCAGTGTTTATTGGAACAAAACTGTTTGATGGTTCAGCAAGCATAAGTCTTGGAGTCGAAGACATAACAGGCCTCCAAGCAACGACGTCAGACCTGAACAAGCTATTTGAATTAACAACGACCAAACTCCAGCTCGATTACCTCAGTAGCGCGAGCGCAAATATTCAAGAACAAATAAACGATAAAGCAGATTTGCTTAATCCGATTTTCTTTGAAGATATAACCGCCAATAACAATATATATGCCTCCGAATTTCACGGAAATCTAATCGGCACACATACCGGAAATGTTGTTGGTGATTTAACAGGAACGGTTTTTGGGGCGTTAGACGGTAGTGCTAGTGGTGGGTTCTATGGAACATTAACCGGAGATGTTATCGGAACACTGGCCGGACAGTCTACTGGTTTGCATGTCGGAGACGTGACAGGAAACCTAACCGGAAATGTCATAGGAGATGTTACTGGAAGCGTTAGCGGAAACCTTCTTGGAAACGTAACAGGAAACGTTTTAGGAAACGTAACTGGAAATTTGATTGGAAATGTGACTGGCTCTGTGGACGGAAGCATATCCGGAAACGCCGCAACAGTTTCTTCAATATCCAATCATGGTATAGACGGCCTTTCGGACGTCACTGCACCAACGCCAACTGCTAATCAATTCCTGAAATACAATGGGACAGCCTGGGTCCCTGATTTGGTTGACCTCAATACCGATACGAGCGGAAACTATGTTGCCTCGGTTATAGCCGGAACTGGCGTGTCGCTGACAAACGGCGTCGCACAGGAAGCAGGAACACCAACTATAAGTATTGGTCAATCTGTTGGCTCTGGAGATTCACCACAGTTTGCTGGCCTTTCAATAGGCAATACAAACCTAACCGTCAACGGAAACCTTACCTATAACGCTGGAACCAATCTTGCCACCGTGAATACTCTTTCCGAGCACGGCCTTTATGTCGGAGCAAGGATTACGGTTTCTGGAGCGACACAAGAAGGCTACAACGGCAGCTTCACTGTTGCTCAAGTAACATCTGCGTATCAGTTCAGATACACACCCGTCGAAACCCCTTCTTCGTCAATCTCGTCTGGAAGCCCGGAAGTCAAATTTGGCGGAGGCATTACTTTTGAAGGCTCAACGCCAGACGAATTTGAAACAGTAATCACATTTGCAAACCCAACAGCAGACAGGGTTATTTCTTTCCCAGATGCAACAACGACTCTTGTCGGTACTAATACCACGGATACGTTAACAAACAAAACTTTAACTAGCCCAGTTATTACTGGTGTATCGCCAATTCTGACGCTTTCTGGTGATGTTTCTGGTTCGGTGACTTTCACCGACCTTGGCAATGTGACAATGTCGACAGCGATTCAACCAAACTCCGTAGTAATGGGAACCGACACAACTGGCAACTATGTAGCCAATCTGGTTGCTGGAACAGGTATAACGATTACGGACAACTCTGGGGAATCTGCCACTCCAACAATTTCCATTGGACAAGCTGTCGGTACTAGTGCATCCGTGCAATTCGACACACTTGTCGTAACTAACCTTTTTGCAACAAACCAGGAAGTAACTAATCAAGCATCCCTAAATGTTGCCAGCGGCGAGATTGTTCTTAATGCTGGCACGGTTGGCGCTCCAACTCTTAACGGAGCAATAAAAATTGACAGAGGTTCAAGCGCAAGCGTTGAAATTAGATGGAACGAAACGCTGGATAGATGGGAATCCACCAGAGATGGAAGCACCTATAAAATAATTGACCAGGGCGCAAAAATGACGCTGGGGACTACCCCTCCAGCAGCCCCAGACGATGGAGACTTCTGGTTTGAGACGGACTCGGCCATAACGTTTGTTTATTACGATTCCTACTGGATTGAAATTGGTGCTTCTGGAATTGGTGCAGTCATTGGGTCTAGCTCTCCAGAAAATCCGGCCAACGGACAGTTCTGGTTTAAAAACACGACAAACGAAGTATTTGTGTATTACAACGGTTCATGGGTGCTTGTATCTCGCTCGACTAGCACCGACGACGTCAACGTAGCGTCTATCATGGGAGCGTTCTAAATGACTGGAGCAATAAATGGCTAATACAGCTAAGGTCCTATTCAGGGGCGCTGCAACTGTTTACACTACCCCGGCGACAACGCTTTATACCGTGCCGTCCCTGACGACCACTGTAGTAACTAATGTTGTTGTGGCCAATAACGCCGTAGCTGGAGGAACATACTCGCTCAATCTCGACGGAATTCCTCTTGTTCCAACCTTGGAGATACCAGGAAATTCGGTTATTTCGCTTGACCTAAAGCAGGTTCTTGCGGCTGGCGACACAATTACTGGAAATGCAAACTCAACTGATATTAAATTTCACATCAGCGGGATGGAGATAGCGTAATGGGTCTTAATCAAATACCTCCTGGCTTGACGCCGATTACTCCAGAGGAAGTGCTGTACGACCCAGTACAGAAGCTCCGCGTATCCCAGCCACAGTCACTGATTGACACCGACTTTGAATACGGAACTCAAATTTCAAAGTGGGAAAACCTAACGACAGTAGGTGCGCGCCCGTTTATTTATGACTCGTCAAGTCCGGTAACAACAATTACTGCGATTACGATGAATACATCGTCGAGAACAGTTACCGTTTCACTCACCGACACAACCGGACTTGCTGTTGGGACACCAATTACCGTCAGAGATACGCAGCTATCAATTGCTAACGGTGCCTACCTTATTGAGTCTGTAACCACCAACACGTCATTTACCTATACAGGTAAAGCTGTCAATACTGGAGCACTGACATCAATTCTTGATGCAAACAAAACTGCAATTTTTACTGGTGTTATTTTTACAAACGCAAAAATTGGTGGAGCTCCAACTGTTTCATATTCTGGAACAGCTGTTACGGTGACAACAACAATCCCGCATGGTCTTTCGATAGGCAACGAAGTTGCTGTAACAGGAATTACAACATCTGGCTCAAATCCTCCAAACGGTGCGAACTTTGTTTCAAGAATTATAAGCTCAACACAGTTTGTTTATCATGCACCAGTTGCTCCAACTGGAACATTGACTGCATCGTCGGCATCTGTATATGTGGCTCCATCGGGCAACTTCCTGCACAGACCTTTTGATGGTGGAGTTATCTTCTCAAATAATGGAACTTCAAACTACGAACTAGCCACACGTCAAACACGTCGTTACTTCCGTTATCAGTCAGGAAAGGGAATCCAGATGTCATCTGGAACGCTCCTTAAACCAGACCTTCAGCTGGACCAACTCAACTACAACTCATCAACAAACTTGGTAACTGTGCAAACCAAAGAGAAGCACAACCTCTACCCAGGCTCGACAATAACTATTTTTGGCGCCAATGAGGCAATCTTTAACGGTACAACAACCGTTTATACGATTACTGGGTACAATACATTTACGTATACTCCAGCAACTTCGACTGGAACGAACGTTCTTGCTTCTGGTCCTTATTACATTACCGTTGCAGGTTGGTATGGAAACGTAAACAGAATTGGTTTGTTTGACGACCAAAACGGAGTGTTCTTTGAATTTGACGGGCAAACGTTGTGGGCCGTAAAACGTTCATCAACATTCCAGATTTCTGGTAAGTCATCATTCACAAATGGCTCATGCACCGTGACTCAAACAAACGCAGCGTTCCCAACGAGATATGCAGGACAGCTAGAAATCGGAGATTACATCGTTGCTCGAGGCATGTCATACAGGGTTACAGATATTGCAAGCAATACATCGATGACAATTAGCCCAGCATGGCGTGGTTCTACTTCAACCATGGTTTCAGTTTCCAAAACAGTGGACACAAAGTATCCACAAGCTGAATGGAATCTAGACAAGTTCGACGGAACGGGAGCTTCCGGCTACAACGTTGACCTTTCAAGAATGCAGATGTTCTACATTGACTATTCGTGGTATGGTGCTGGTTTTATTCGCTGGGGAATGCGGGCAAAAGACGGAAAAGTAACGTACGCCCATAAAATAGTTAATAACAATACAAACGCTGAAGCGTATATGCGCTCTGGAAACCTTCCAGCAAGATACGAAAGTCTTAGTCAGCCACCACACACTCAGCTAACCGGAACATTATCCGATTCTGAAACAACGACCATGAATGTTGGCAGTACGACTGGATTTCCAAGTGCCGGCACATTGTGTGTATTCAATACGGCAACTGGTTATGAATTTATTAACTACACAGGAAAGACTGCTACAACGTTCACTGGTCTAACAAGACAGCAAACAGGAAACGCTTCCCTTGCCATAACAATTGCGGCTGGAGCCAACGACGGAACAGTGGCCTCCAACTCCGGATTACAAGTTGGTCAGAGAGTTACTGGAACAGACGTGCCTGATGGTACGTTTATTCAGCAAATTTCTGGAAACAATATCAAACTGAGCGCGGCAGTAACTGGCGCGAACCCAACAGTAAGCGCAATTCCGATGGGTACAAATGCGGCACTTGCATTCACATACTCAGCATCAAATCCAGTGGGCGTTGAGTTGGCATTCCCAACTTATGCTCCTTCCATTTCTCACTGGGGAACCTCAGCGATTATGGACGGAAGATTCGATGACGACAAATCGCTCGTGTTTACATATGGCCAGACAACCGGTATCGCGATTGCGTCTGGCGCAACAAAAGCACTATTGGCTATACGTGTGTCACCGTCGGCAGATAATGGAACATCGGCTGCTTTCGGTGAGCGTGAGCTGGTGAACAGAATGCAACTCGTACTCCGCAACCTGGACGTAACGACAACTTCAAGTACGTCAAACCTTCTAATCACGGCGATTCTCAACGGAGTTCCGACCGTTTCAAGAACATGGTCAAAACCGACCACAGTTACCTCGAGCTTGGCTCAAATTGCAGATTATTCCGCAGTTGATGCTCAAGTGAGCGGTGGTGAAGTTACTGGCGGTTTCTTCACTGGTGGTATTGGTGGCGTTCAGATTAGCCTTGAGGACGTTCGTGACCTTGGCAACTCTGTTCTTGGTGGCGGTACGACATCAACAACAACAGGTATATATCCAGACGGACCAGACACGCTGCATATTGTTGCTAGAAACATCGGTTCGGCATCAGCAACCGTGTTTGCCCGTCTATCTTGGACGGAAGCACAGGCCTAAACATGCCAGCAATTGACTTTCCATCAGGTGCACAATCAGGCGACCTTCACGTAAGTTCGGGTAAGACCTGGACCTTCAACGGTTCTGGTTGGGTTCTTGTAACAATCCCATCAGCAATGTTTTCTTCGGGCGCTGTTGCTGGTTCGTCTCTAACCGAGGATTCCGTCCCTCTCAACAGACTTGTAGATAGTGACCCTGGCAAGATTGTTATGTATAACTCATCCGGTGTTGCTACTTCAACCGCCATATCCGGAGACGTGCAATTGTTCCACACAGGTTCACTGACGATTATTGATGACGCTATTAGCGATACTCATATTGCCAACGGCGCAGAAATCAACCCAGAAAAAATTGCTGGAACAGCGGTTGTTCTAACCGACCAAGCGGTCATTACTTCGTACATGATTGAAGACGGCACAATAGTCGATGGTGACATTTCATCCGACGCTGGTATAGGAAGGAATAAGTTAGCAGAACCATTGACAAACGCTCAGGCGGCTAGCTACACGCTTGTTCTTTCGGATAGAAATAAGATTATCGAGATGAACGTTGCCACACCTAATACCTTGACAGTCCCCCCTGATTCATCGGTGTTTTTTGCAACTGGAACGCATATCACGGTTATTCAAACAGGGGCAGGTCAGTGCACTGTTACGCAGGGTTCAGGGGTGACCATTAACGCAACACCTGGACGCAAAATGCGAGCGCAGTGGTCAGGTGCTACGCTGATAAAAAGAGCAGCTGACACCTGGGTGCTCATCGGAGACCTTTCGGCATAAACCATGGAAGCAATAAAAGACAGTGGTGGGAAAAAGCCAACTACGCCAACTAACGTCACAGCGACGAATACCGGCGTGGGCACTGTGGCTTCAATATCTTTTACGCCGTCTGAGTATATAGGTAAAGATGCAATAACCTATACCGCTACATCAAACCCGGGAAGCATTAGCGCCTCCGCCTCAAGTTCGCCAATAACAGTAACTGGTCTTACTGCTGGTACGAGCTATACATTCTCTCTTGTTGCAACAACAAATTATGGCGTTCCATCAGATTCTGTTTCCACATCATCTGTTGCAATCGGCCAAAACCCAGGTGCTCCTACAATCGGAACTGCATCAATCGTTGCAAACACAGATAGAGCTATAGACGTTGCTTATACGGCTGGTGCAGCTGGTACTGGAGCGACAACGTTTACGGCAACATCTTCGCCGGAAGGAATTACCGCAACTGGCTCCAGTCCTATTAGAGTGACTGGCCTAACTGCTGGAACCTCTTACACATTTACTGTTACCGCATCAAACTTGTTCGGTGCAGCAACTTCTGCTGCATCAAACTCAGTAGTTGCCGGGAACAAACCAACTGCCCCAGCAATAGGCACCGCTGTAATTGTTCAAAACGTAGATAGGGCGATTGATGTTCCATTCACACCAGGCGCGACTGGAACTGGTTCTCCCACATACACAGTAACAACAAGTCCTGGGGCATTGACATTTTCTGGAACAAGCCCAATTAGGGCTACGGGTTTAACCGCAGGTCAAGCATATACATTTACCGTTACCGCATCTTCTGTGTATGGTTCAGCAACTTCTGCTGCGTCAAACTCGGTGACGGCAGGAAACAGGCCGGGTGCACCAACTGGGGTATCTGGTGCTGCAGGAAACGCTCAAGTGACTGTCTCATTTACTGCAGGAGCTGCGGGAACTGGTTCCACAACATTCACTGCAATTTCATCGCCAGGAAACGTTCAGGCCTCTGGAACTTCTCCTATTACCGTTACAGGTCTCACCAACGGTACTGCCTATACATTCACCGTAAGAGCAACCAATAGCTACGGATTCCAGACCTCTGCTTCGTCTGGTTCAGTAAGCCCGGTAGCTCCTCCATATTTCCCTCCATATTTCCCTCCATACTTTCCTCCATTTTTCCCGCCATTTTTCCCGCCTTTCTTTCCACCGTTCTTCCCACCTTTCTTCCCGCCATTTTTCCCACCTTTCTTCCCGCCGTTTTTCCCACCAGGGTTTAAGTGATGGACTGCGAAATACAAGAAGCGCCAATTGCGGAAAATGATTGGAGTGACACGGTTCTTCCGTTTTCCATATATGACATTAATTTGTCGTCAGCTGATGGAAAATCATCAGACATACTAAAAAACCGCAAGGGAAAAGTTACTCTTATTTTTAATGTGTCGGCTGGATGTGGGAATATTCCACAACACTCCGTAATCGAAGAATTAAATCAAAAATACAAAAACGAAGATGATTTTGATATTCTTGCGGTTGTTGTTGATGATTTTGTTTGCCACGGATATCCCGAATTTCAAGAAGGTCTCCAGGCGTACTTGGATAAAAATGAACTAGATATCACGCCGGGCCAATTGTCTGAACAGTACGCGAAAGAGCATTTTGGTGTTACGTATCAATTTTCTGAATTAACAAATGGAAGATTTGATAAACATACCTACGATGAGAATTTTGTTCCAGGAAAAATTAAAATGCAAGAACAGCACGACCTGTGGTGGTACTTAACTGGAGCATACAAAGCAGACCTCCAACCAAACGGAGTGCCATACCATTATGAGGAAATACCTTGGTCTTTCTCGAATGAGCTAACACCAGATGGTTACGCAAAAGTTGATACAGGAAAACGTGGGTTTTATCCTCTCCGAGGCAATTTTGAAAAGTTCCTTATCGATAGAACTGGAACAAGAATCAAGCGTTATGCAAATGGATTTTTGCTTGGGGAGAGAAATCCAGACGGAGAAATGTTTCCATGGCTTGAAGAAAGATACGATGAAAATGGACGTCGTTACTACAAGCCAAAAACTGAACACGTAGAAGAACCTGGCCACATCTCGTACTCAAAAACTGGTACCGCTTGGCCAAATATCACCCAGAGAAAAGGCATAGATTTTTCGTTGCAGCTCATAAGCGCTGATATAGACGAGTTTTTGCAAAATAGATAAGGTTGTAGCCATGAGAGCTGCAGCTGCCGACAAATCAAACATAGTTGTAGTAGAAAATTTTATGACGCCCGAACACGTCGAACTTGCATATCGCTATTGCTATTCAATCAATGAGTGGGAGTCATGGTCAAAGGGCGGTAATGACAAGATATCCACATACAAAAAAATGCAGAAGGATAACCCCGAACTCTATGAAATAATGCAATCATACGTTGATGACGTAAAGAAAATGATTGAGTTTAAATTTGGGAGAATCCTAGAGACAGCAAGACCGGGCATACGAAGATGGGACTCTGGGGAGAGTCAAGGTCTTCACGCGGATGGCGAAGACCTAGACGGCACGCCAAACGGAACATACATAGTTGATTACGGTTCCGTAATTTATATAAATCAGAATTACACAGGTGGGGAAATATATTTTCCGCAACACGGACTTGAACTAAAACCAAAAGAGGGTTCTTTGATATTTTTTCCATCCAGCAGTTATTACCTCCATGGCGTAAGGCCAGTGATAGAAGGAGTTAGATATACATCTCCCCACTTCTGGGTTCCAGAAAAACACAGGAAATTAATAGAGATGGCCCAAAATGGGTAATCTTTATCATCTGCATATACCGCGCACATCTGGGACCGGAATACTTTACGCAATACATAAATCGTTTGAACTGGATAGATATAAAAAGGGTCTTGATAAATATGAAAACCAAACCCCTGGGATTTTTGAATTTTCATATAATCACACAACAATGAGCGAATGGCCCACAATTAGTGGTCATTTTGCAATCAATCCAATTTTACACAACGACAGCAGCCTGGAGACGTTCTCCGTTATAAGGGAGCCGGTAGACCATTTTGTCAGCATTGCTGCATACAGGGCCATGTCGTCCCGAAGGGAATTTACAAACGAAATTCTTGACAAGTTCTTAGACGGAAAATACGAAACAATTTTTGGATGTAAATTGTTTTCATCTGACGGAAATTTGCAAACCAAGATGCTTACGTGCAGGATGGTTGAAATCAATGCAGTCTTAGATGTTGGGGATGAATCACCAGGGGTTAGTATTCAGCCTAATGGTGCATGGTTTGTCGAGTCCGATTTACCTACTGGAGAAAAAGAACTAATAGACAGAATTAAAGACATTACAATTTTTGAAATGAACGAGCGAATGGCCGTAGAAAAATATTTGACTTATCAATTTAAGGATAAATTCAATGTTGAATTTGTAGGGTTGGGTTTAGAAAAAATGAACTCATCGGTCCGAGCTGGAATAAAACCGAGCCCGTCACAAAAAAAGGAAATACTTGAAAGAAGCAAATTGGATGTTATGTTGTATGAACATATAACGTCCCAAAGGAAATCACATGGAAATGATTGATATCGATTCACCCTGGAAGATAAAACCCGGGCATTTTGGCAGCGGACCAGAGAACATCCACATAATTGAAAATTTTATCGAACTAGAAGACTTGCTCTTAGTTCAGAAATTTTGCCCAACAATAAATAAATGGAACAACACAGCCGAAAGCGTTTATGCGGAAGATGGAACATGTTTGTATAACGCAGAATACTGGAACGACAGGCAGTGCAGTTCTGAAATTTTAAAGGAGCTGAACTCGGAGGTTTATGAAATTGTTGATAAATACATCTACAAAATGAAGAACCTCATCGAAGAGATTTTTCAGGTTTCTGTTTCAGTGCGCCCTCCGGTGATAATGAAATGGCGGGCAGGCATAGAGCAGCGCCCCCATGCCGATAAGCAACTAAATGACGGAAGACCAAACGCCTTCACGGATTACGACATCAATTCATTGTTCTATTACAATGACGACTTTGAGGGTGGCGATTTGTATTACCCACAGCACGGGATTACCGTTAGACCAAAACCCGGCTTGGCAGTGATACATCCTGGTGATGTTGGGTACTTACACGGGGTAAGCATGGTTGAATCTGGGGAGAGATATACGACCCCATCGTTCTATACTGTTGTGGATGAATAGAATAGACAAAGTACATATCATAGATTCGCTTTTTGAAGATACGACTATTTCCAAAATATTGTCGGCGGCAGTAAAAATTGGCGAAAGTATTGGAATTGACAGACTACTGACAGAAGATTTTGAAGCCGCCGAGTCATTGATATTTGCATCATGGGTTGTCATGGCAGCCGCAGAGAAAAAATATGACATTGAACTTGAGCATAGAATGCCCGGAATTTTTGTCAGCAAATCTGGACTTCATGTCCCAACACTGCACGCAGACAGGCAGAATTTGGATGGCTCACCAAAGCTTGGGTGTGAGGACTTTGATGTGTCTGCGGTTCTGTATTTGAACCAAGAATTCAATGGGGGGGAACTTGTTTTTGCCGATACGGGCAATACCGTGAAGCCATCCCCAGGCCGGGTTGTAATTTATGGTGGCGGTATTGAATTTGCTCATTATGTAGATAATGTATACGGAGGGGATAGGTGGGCATGCCCAATGTGGTTTTCTATGAAACATAAACAAAAAAGGAGCAACCAATATGGTAAGAAATATCGAGGTTGAGTTTATTGGAGACCCGAGATTGGCAATAATCGTCTATCGCAATGCGCTCCCACGGGAATTGAACATACCGGAGAGAATTGAAGAGGCGATTGGGTCCAGTGAAACCGCGCCGTATATGTGGATGGATGCACTCGTTGGCGACCAACAAAAAATGCCAGAATACAGAGACTGCGTTGATTGTAAATTGGGAGATGCCCATATAGCAAACTTGCCACAAGAATTTTCCGGACTTCGCTCAGTATACGAAGATACCGTTGAAATATTAACGGCATGTCTTAACGACTATCAGCAAAGATTTAACATCAAAATGGATTATCGTGAAGCCATAAATTATGTGCGATATAAGCCTGGTCAGCACTTCAACGTTCACACAGACCATGGATTTTCTTATAACTGTACAGTTTCGTCAGTCATATACATAAATGACGACTACGAGGGGGGTGAGCTTTGGTTCCCATATCTTGACCTAAACGTAAAGTTTGCCGCTGGGGACAACGTAATGTTCCCATCTACGTTTACGTATGCCCACGCGTCGCGACCTGTTGTTTCTGGAACAAAGTATGCGGCAGTGACCATGTTTGACTACAACGACAGAACTCACAAACATGGCTACGGGGAGAATATTGACGGCTCAAAGGCAACATATGGGGCTGGGGTTTCGTCTGGAACAAGTATTGATATGTCGGTAAAGAAATGAGCAAGATAGTTTTAAAAAGAACAGACCCAAATCCACCTCGGATAGTTCAGTCAAGATTAAAGAGAGACTGGATGGACGAGACACATAAAAAACACGCTTATCAATGCATGCCAGTCTCCGTGGCGAATGTAATGGGATGGGAAGTGCAGATGGAGGAGGACCTTGTAATTAAATGGTCCGGCGGAAACACTCCCCCCGAAATACTTGCAGGCGAATTTACTAAAAGCGGCAGAAAGCAAGCCACATCATCAATAATAGGAACCATTTCCCTACACATGGGATGGATTATAAACACCGAGCCAGGGTATGAGACTTGGATTTCGGGCTCTCCAAATTACTTTATAGACGGCGCTGTCGGGCTGTCAGCAACGATTCCTTCGTGGTGGTGGCCTGACGAAGTTCAAATGAACTGGAAGATAACAAAAGAAAATCAGGAAGTAGTTTTCCCAGCCGGTTCGCCTTTGTGTTTTTTTAACATCTACTCGCCTCAAATCATTAAAGACGCAGAATTCGAGGTAGTGACACTATGGGACGATAAGGAGCTGGTGGAGGCAAGGTCAAAATATGGTCAACTCAAGTCGCAGAACAATATCGAACGCCCATGGACTTGGACAAAGGGCATTAAGACAGGTCTTGACGCGGACGGAAATCAAATAGGCCCAACATTTGCTGGGCTGCCAGCACTTTCGGAGCCCATAGTATAATGGTGGTATGATTCAAAGCAAACAACACAATCGGAGATAGGTGATGGAATTTTCGTCTCAATTGACAAATAACGAGAAGCGCGGGATATTTGAGCGCAGCCTTAGGGACGCCGAAAAGGTGTTGTTTGAAAGACTGATTGGGCACGGAATAGACCCAGACACATTTATTCTTGAGGCTGAGCACAATTTCGAGGTCCCAATCCTCAATGAGTCAATAAATGCAGTAAAACTGATTAAGCGCAAGCTGAATGAACTTAACTCGTAGGCAAAAATGCAATTTGGGATTAGCAAACAGGCAAAGATTGCTGCTGGGTTTAGACTGCATCAGCAGCTGATTAACGCCCAGATTCATACATTGCTTCTGAGCGCCATAGACCCTCTTGAGATATCCGAAGATGAAGTTATGGAAAACCTTAATGTTCGTGATTCTGATAGACCAACTCGCAAAGAAAAGTTATTGCGCCAAGTCGGCCACTTTAGACAAGCATCGAATCTGACAATGGACACACTTAAATAGGAGAAAATCAACATGGCGCTTTCGGATGAACAAAAACAACAAGCACGACAAGAAGCAAAGCAATATCTTGAATACTCGATATACGTACTTGCCCTTTCTCTTGGCGTCAATCCAGAAACACTTGATGAGAATTTTGAAAACCCAGAGACTCCAGAATCAGACGCAACAAGATACAAGTCTTTCAACAATCTGATTAGACAAATAGAGTCTCTGCAGCGACTCTCGTAGTGGTTTCATTGTGGAGCTGAATTTACCGCCAATCAAAAGGAATGTTCCGCTGGTGGACGCTGCCATCGCTACAGGGCAATACAACATCTGTCCTGAGCAGTCAAAATCAGAACCAGACATAACCAACCCAATGGACAATCCAGATAGAACAGAAAATGTTTTGCACTGGAACCCAAAAACTTTTTCTTTCGTTCTTCCGGACGGCGCTGCATTATTTTGTGAGCGCCTACAGGGGAATGACCCAATGTCCCAATTTGGACAAGACCCGATTGATATAAACGACGACTGGACCGAGGAATTTACAGATGAAACAGACTAGACAACACGGTGAAGAGCCTCTCTTCGATGCTGCTTCGCACTTGCAGGAAATAGAGCGCGAACTCGCAAAGATAATGTACATAGCCGGTATGGAGTTCAATCAAATATCCGAAATCGAGTTCGACGACATTTTTTTTAGTCTGAGACAGTCATTTCACATGAGCAGTTCGACATTTAACCAACAGGGAAAACCATACTACGACTTAACGCGTAAAAGAAATTTTCTACTAACAAATAGGGCAAGGCATCTCTGGTTCCAGAGACAAGTTGTATTGGCGGTAATCCAAAATGGATAATTTTGCAATTAGGAGCGCTCTGGTGACGCAGCAGTCATCAAAGACCCAATTTAGCAACAATATTGATTTTGCTCAGTTGATGAGCGATGCAGGAAGCGCGGTATCAAGCTGGCTTTCATCAATCAATCTTGACAAGAGAAATGTTGCTGTAGCAGGACTGAACACATACTGGATTTATGAACTCATTAAGGGAATGGAACCAGAATGGGCAGCGATAATCGAAGCTGAATACATCGCTCAAGAACAAGTTCTAATGACAAAGAAGCCAAATTCCTTGTTATTCGTCGATGCAGAAATACTACTTTGGAGTATGTATAAAGCAAAATTTCCAGACACAGACTTGTGTTTTGTGAATAATCACTCATTGTTCTTTTTGGAGCATATTGCCGGGGAACTAGAATTACCTGGCCCGGGCATCAATGAGCTTAACGAATACTGCGTCGTCGAGCCAAATGAAATATCTGAAAACACATTTGACATGGCCATTTGCTGGGGTTGGTCTCTTGTGGGCAATGACAAACTTGTTAAAGATTTGGTTGAATCACTGAATCCTGGTGGTGTTCTACTGATTGGCATGTCCAATCACAATACGAAGCTTTACAGGGAAGACTTTCATATTCACCCATATTCAAGCATGCATGAAATTCTTAAAAACAGCGACGGGCACACATACCACCTGGCCAACGGATACGGACAAACGGTTTTCATTAAAAATTAAAATCTTTAAGCACGTGAAACGTGTTAGTATCAAAAAATGAGTGACTTGCAGCCAAGGTTCTGGGATGAATTAATCAGGTCCTTGCCCGTGTGTGTGCAGATTGAGAAAAACTGGGAAAAGATACGTGACGAGTACATCGTTTACGAAAACACTCAACACCCATACTCCGATAACAAGGTTTCTCTGCCTGCCCCAAATGTTACCCTCTCTCACGCAAGGTACGAAAATCCACAATCAGACTTGCCGGAAGGGGATAGGCGAAAGCTTTATACAGGCTCCTGGGACGTAGCGGTTGCCGGAACTCCACCAGCAAGTGACCCCAAGCAGTGGGCAAATACGGAAATGGTAAAAAAAATACTGAGGTGGAAAACAAAAGCCAATCTAGAAACACACCTAGAGCACGTTAGGAAACAATTCAAAACGTTTAACTCGATAGTTGCTGAGTTCGCTGACAGCAACCAATGTTCTGGCGGAATGTTCAGCATAATGCATCCTGGGGCGGTAGTAAATCCGCATTTTGGTTCTGACCAACTAATGAGAAGTCACCTGTGCCTAATAAACGATAAGGACTGTAGAATAACCGTAGGCGACGAAACAAAAAGTTGGGAAGAAGGCAAGATTCTTGCTTTCAAGGATGGCCCGCCGTTTGAGCACTCGGTAAGACATGATGGTACATCAAGACGTCTTGTTTTGATGTTCGACTTTGACCTTGCTTACCTCAGAAGTAAATTTCCGAATGAAAAGTTTTTATAAATTATGTTCGTTGAAGATAACTGCGTTCCGGCAGAATTGTACGAACAAGTCTTGCGCGATGAAACTTTTTTCGCGTCGAAATATGAAGATGGTCAACAAATAGCGACAAGTCTCAACTCGTATCACGGGGATTCCAAGGAGCTATCGTCCTATATGTTTTGGGATGGATGGGGGAAAAGCCAACCAAGAAGCCTCAAGCATTTAGTTATAAAAGAAATCTGGAAAAAGAGATTACCTTTTCCGATTGAGGAGGTCATTGGTTTCGAATACTGGACCAGGACATTCGAACCAGGTCAGTTCATAGGGGAGCATGTAGATGAGGATACATTTGCATATCTGTTGACAGGTACGTTTTACGGACCGCGGATTGGCTGTGTTTGGTATGGATGCGATAATGATGACGGTGGCTTTCTCGAAATCCACAACTCAAGGTTGGAGGATGGCTCAACGTTGGCCTTGGAGCCATCTGTACTTGCCGCATACGCGTCTTCTCCACCAAATGAAAGAGAGAGGATTAGGTACAAGGGGAACAGGCTCGTAGTATTTGATTCCGGCCATGTGGTACATAACACGACACCAGCAGGGTCTAGACTAAGGCAAGTAATGGTCATTAATGTATGGACAAAAGATGTTCCCCCAATGGGGCTAGCAACAGGAGATTTTGCGCATGAATAACAATGGCTGGATTTGGTTAGTTCCAATCAGAGCCCATGAATCATTCATTAAGGGAATTGATTATTCGGTAATAGCGTCTCAAATTTTGGAATCTAGAATACATCCAGATTTCCCAGATGCAAAAGAATTTGTTGACGTGCAGAGTGGGGTTGATTACGTTCTGCCAAACACAAAAGAGTGTCAGGGTTTGCGTGACATGATTGAGCATAGGGCCAACGAAGTACTTGGCGACGTTGTCCTTGCAGACATATGGTGTGGAATTTTAGAAAAAGGACAATCAACTCCTTACCATAGACATAGTTCGAATGCGCATCTTTTTCCAAGCGAGTACTGGTCTGGTGTTATTTACATCGATGCTGTTGGTCCAGGATGCCGACTTTGCCTTTACGGAGAAGCCATGAACGCATACAACATGGTTACAAAAATAGAACCAGAAACAGGGAAGATTGTATTTTTCAACTCATTTGTTCCCCATCAGACAGAAAGACACAATGAAGACAAACCTAGAGTTTGCGTAAGCTTTAACCTCCACCCAAGAATTCCAAATACAACGGTATACCCGGACATGAGTCCTTGGGCAAGAGGCCGCAATTCACAGTAACGATGCCATGATTTTGGGGTCTTGGGATATCTCCGTTGATACACCATTTGGGGAAGAAGTTTGCAGATTAACTCTTTCCGAAGATGGCTCAATTGCAATCAACCATAGCAGGGGAACCCACGTGGTGCCTGGAGAAAATGTGGTCATCGGCAATAACGGAAAGAGTATAAGTAGCAGATTTGAACTAGAGGCACCAATTATTACGACGGTACAAATCGATATTGATACGGAATCTGGAAGCGGTTTTCTAAGAATAGGTGAATTTCTTAATACCAAAATCTCATGTACGGTGTCAGAGGATGAGTAAATCGATTTTTGATATAGAAATAAGCTCTTTGGATGGCTGTCCAAATTTGCTTGGACAGTTAAGGGGTAAAGTGCTCCTCCATGTAAACGTTGTATCAAAGACCGGATACTCGCCAAAGTGCAGTCGTCTATGGTCTTATGCAAGAACAGCTAAAAATTTTTGGGAATTGCAAAAACTTCATGAAGAATTTTGTGATAGCGGTTTTAGCGTCGTCGGTTACCCATGCAACCAATTTGGGAACATGGAGAATGGCGACAATTTGGAAATTTTTGAAAATATAAAAAAAAATTATCCCTACGTTACATTTCCGATAGCAGAAAAAATAGACGTTAACGGGCAAAATAGGCATGACGTTTACTCATTCCTAAATGGAGAGCTAATAAGAAATTTTAACGACAGCATGGCCGACTTGAGTGCCGCTGCGGCTGCTGGAAGAAATAGAGCGGGGGAAGTTGCAATGAGGGTTCCGAACAATTGGGAAAAATTCTTAACATCACGAGAAGGCGTTTATGTTGGTCGATTTAATTGGGCGGAATCACCGATATCGGAGCAGGCTTTATTCGGGGAGGATAATTCAATAAAACAAGCCATAAGGTCCCTGCTATGAGCTCCGTGATAAATCATGGTCATGGAATAATCGAGTTTGTGGCCGCTGCGAACATCGAATTCAGTAAATTTTCAGACAAGATAGAGAAGTTGAAGCAAAAGGCAATAGAAGAAAATTTTACCGTTGTCCTAGATGAAAACGGAAATCCAATCCACGCGCTAAATCAGGGCGGTTTTATTTATAGCCTGCAGGACATGGCAAAAGCTCCACTCAGACTACAAGGGTTGGGTAGCGAAATATACAACGAATTTGAGCCAGCGATATATTCCTGTCTTTTGCAGTACATTGAAATGTTTCCAGCAATCCTTAGCTGCCTGTGGTGGAGAACTTCTGGACATATCCTCTCTTATTCAACCGGTGGTTCACTGGGGCTTCATTCGGATAATGATGTGAACTACAGATATGGAAAAATGCCCAGCAAGGAACACGCAACTAGAAACGTTCTGAGTGCAATAGTTTTCATTAACGACTGGTCGGAAACCCCAGCGCCAGGAGCGTTTTGTGGCGGTGAAATGTTATTTCCGTATGCAGACGTTGCAATCAAACCGCAAAAAGGAAACATACTTTTGTTTCCGGCTAATTACGTAGCCGCCCATGAGATATCCACTATCACAAGTGGAGAAAGACTCACGTACCTTGCCTGGTTTGCCCAGGGCTCAGAATCTCAAGAAAAAGGGATAAACCCACAGTTGGAGATTTCAGACACAGGTGGACAAGTTTGGTTGAGCTCAATCACTGAAGACTATGATGAATACATCAACGGCAAGTATTCCGGAATGCCACCAGCAAGAGCAGCAGCGCACAGGTCTCGGAGCAATGACCATGGTTAATAAGTTTAATGACGTAGAAATGATGGAACTTGGTGCTGGTGTTTGTCTGTTTCCGTCGGCTATCGACTTTGACTGGGAATTTGCTATTAATTCCTGTAGGGAGCTTGTCGACAGAGACGCCTCCGCTATGTACACCGAAACAATTCATCCCGAAACTGGCGAAAAAGCGCTAGTAAATATGAGCGGCTACATTTTTGATTACGACACATTTGCATCGATGCCAAGTAGGTGTTCGTCCGCCCATCAGCAATGTTCAGATAAGTTTAGGGAAATGCTTGAGTTTTGGGAGGACTCGAAAGATAGGTATTTGCTCAAATACATGCTCAGATATCCCCTTTCTTACAAAAATATTTGGTGGAAGGTTAAGGGGCATATCGTTAGGTATTCATCTCCACCATCTGGAGTTGTGGGTAATCGCCAATACCTTGGCGTCCATTCAGACACAAGCGCCGACTACGTCTATGGATACGAACACCCATCCGACCAGCTAGCAACAAGAAATACACTATCCTGCATTGTCTACATTAACGATTGCGATGAATCTGGCGATGATGCTGTAAATTCATTTGCTGGAGGACACCATTTCTTTAACGAACTAAATATAAATTACAAACCACGAAAGGGGGACATACTAATGTTCCCATCAAATTACATAGCATCACATGAAGTGCTTCCAGTTTCCAGGGGGGAGAGATATTCATATTTGGGTTGGTATTCACACGGAAGCCCAAATAGCGAATATCACGAGCACATCGCAGACCCTGTTAAGGAACCAGAAATTGCAAAGGTTTCTACAAACGTTTACCTACCCAACTTGCGCAAAGACTTTAGAGAATACATACAAAATTGTGGGCCAGATAAACACTTCTATGCCATGTCTCTGGTTTCGGACGGTTTTTAATGAACATAACGCATCTAGGAAATGGAATTGTTCAGTTTGACAATGCAATAAAGTCAACACAACAAGATGTCGATAAGTATCTTGAAAACCTCCTCCTGTCCACCAACCATGAGGGTTACTCAAATTTGGGTAATGAGAATTTAAAAAATTCTGGTGGGTATAACCACAATTTAGAACAAGCAAAGATTGCCCCACATAGATACTTAAATGTAAATCATTTGGGAATAGAAAAAAAAGATTTTCAAACCTTGAGCGATTTGGAGGACTCCGGAACCAACTGTGTCAGTAAGTACTTGGAGATATTCCCATCTGCCGCAGGTGCCGTAAAATGGCGGACCAGGGGTCATGTAATTAGGTATCTTCCGGGACAAATGATAGGACCACATTCCGACGCAAATCTCCCATACGCAGATGATGGTTTGACTCCAATCTCATTGGCACCAATAGCAAATACTCTTACGTGTAGCATTTTCCTAAACGATAAATACACAGGTGGAAATCTAAGTTTCCGCCCATGGGGCATAACCGTATTCCCCAAGTTTGGTTCAATCGTTGTGTACCCTTCTAACTTTTCTGGTTGCCATGAGATAACACCAATAGAAACGGGAGAGAGATTTGCTTATCTTTCCTGGTTCTGCCACGGCGTTCTCGATATAAGCCCACCGGCAGAACATAAAAGACAAGAATTGCAGAACTTTTCGTATCATCTTGATTTTATTACTAGTCATTCAGCAAATTCGGTCCAACAGTTTGTTCCTGTTGGTCCAATAAAGTGAGGCGTATCAATGAAAATTGGAATTAATTCTCCCGGGAAAATGGGTGCAACAATCGCAAAGTCATTGCAATTAGCAGGACATTCTGTATTTTTCGCATCGATGGATAGGTCAATGGAGACTATACACAGAGCATCGGATTGCGGAATAAATAATTTATTCACTTTGGAGAAGCTTGCTGATGAGTGTGGGGCGATTATCTGCATAGGCACAAATGATGCAGCCATGGAAACACCAAGAAATGTATTAATAAACAAATACAAAGGTTTGTATATTGACTTAAATTCTTTGAATGGAGACGAGGAAGAACACCAGTGGAGGACCATCGTTTCTGGCCTAACAGATAACTACTGTGAGGGAGCAATTAGGGGGTACCCCATTGAAGATGAAGCTTTAACTGATAAAAAGCATCGACTCATGATTCTTTCAGGACCATCAGCACGGGAAGCAGCGGCATTGTTGTCGGGCGGGCTTTTTGATGTCCACGTATCTGCCGCTCCAGCAAAATACGTAAATCGGCTCATTGCGTCTGGCAGTATGTCGCCGCCAAAAGAGCATCTGTTTCAAGACAAAATAACACCAAAAAATCCCAAATGGGAAGATGAAATGCTAAACCTAATAGCAGAAAAATTCTACGTGGATGGAAGAACTGGCTCTGAAACGATGGTTTATATTTGGGAACAGATTCGCGACGGAAAACTGAGAGACATATGCATCGATTTAAAATTTCCAGAGCATTTGGGATTCATACATGGAATCAATACTTTTGGAAAACACTTAACAATGAACAATTCACTTGATAAGCCAAGAGGTGACTATCCATCTTGGCAGGAACCGAGATGAATATGGTGCTTCAGGGACTGCTTATATAAGTTGGTCGGGGTAAACTTTACCCCTGTTTTCTGTTTCTTTTATTACATCGCTCGCGTAATACGGCCGAGATAAACCGTTTTCCCCCTCAAGCGCCCGATTCTGATAAACAGGATTTGTTCTTGCTTCATCAAAATCCGATTGACCGTAATCTGAGTGTTTTGCATAGAGGGAGTAATCGTCATACAGGGAGTCAATCCAATGCGGACGACACCAGTCATCAACAGCATCTGGCTCCGACACATTTATTAAGACGTCATCATGTGATGAGCCTTGTGAAAAGAACTCTAGATACCCGTATCGTTTCCCATGCGTAACAGTGTGGACGCCATGGGTGGCCATAAAGTTGCAAGGAAAAATTACTATATCTCCGGATTTTGCTTGGTGCTCAATATCAAGGTATGGAAAAAACAACTCCCCGCCTATGTAGTTTGTTCCATCCAATTCGGATGTGCTCGATACGCAGTCATTGATGTATGCCATTACGGCAACAACTTGACGCATCTGCACCTGCCCCTTGGGGACAAATCTTTCACCGTTTGTGGCCCTATAGTTTGAGTCATTATCGTTATGGATTCCCAAATAATCACCCTCGTCGTATCGCAGAAGGTGCCCCCTGCTCCTCCACCATATTGTTCCGAGAGCAAATGGGAATCTGTGAATGTACTTAATTAAGCACTTATAAATTTGGTCTTCCCAGTTCTGGAATATCTCAACAACTTCCGGCTCGGTGCCTTGCTGTACCGGCTGAAGAACACGAATTGGAACTTCCTCTATCTGTTCAATTGAGAATTTATTGCCGTCCTCGTTTACCGCATATTTCTGACCGGAGCTGTCGGTGTGATATTTCCATCTTTGCTCATGCGCCAGCTGTGCATTTCTGTCAGCCCATGGCATAATGAGTTCTTTGTTCGGATTAAATGCATTTCTGAAACAGACAACACCGCCGCCAAGATGAACGTCATTAATTGAATCAATTTCTAGTACTTCTGATTTACCAATTTTTGGCGTGCTCCCAAAAAATGGAGGAAATTGGACTGCTTTACTCAACGACAACCGAGGCGCTCGCAGGCGGTGGATTTTCCATGTTCCGCTTGTACATATCATACTGCTGGACAAACATTTTGAAATGCGCCCCAGAGTTCATGTAGTAAACAACTTTGTTCTGTGATGGTTGCAGTCCGCCGACAAATGCTTCCGTCCATTCCGTGGCTGCGGCCATCAACTCATTGGCAATGTGAGTGCCCATTTCGTCAACAAAAGTTGCGTTTGTTTCAGCAATATCAATACATGCAGCAATATCGTGGAGCGTGTAGTGATTCGTACCACTCTTAACCACTGGACCATTTGTTGTTGTGATTATTGTAAAAGCCATGTTTTTACCACTTTCCTATTGGGCACTTTGCCGTTTTAAGTCTCGTTTTTACTTTCATGAAGCAACCACATTCCTTACAGGTCATTGTCGGCCTGAATAAACGCGGGCACCCCAAGCATATCTTCAATCGCTCTTCCCCGTAATTAACTGCTGTGTCGCTCATTACGGTTTAGTATACACAAAGTTGTCGACAGCATTTGACTGAGAGACTGTCGCTGGAGCAATAGAAACGCCATGTTTTTTGCCTCTATTGGCCCCCGTTGCGGTATGGCTTCCTGTTATTGTTCCGCCTGCTGCCCCTGGTGCTGAAATTGATATACTTTCACCGACTAGTGTTACGGTTAGTGAAGTTGGTCTTGTTGGGTTACCAGCAGCCCCAGCCGCGGCAACCGTCTCGGTAGATGTGACTGTGTTCGTATTTGCAACAATCGAAACCGTTCCAGCAACGGCTTTTCTTATTATTGCTTTTTGCGAGTATGTCCAGGTTCTTGTTTCAGGATTTGTGTAGTATACCGTCGTGGTCGTGTACTGCGGTCTTGGGCTTTGTCCATTGCAGGCACCAGGGCAACCAGGGTCAGTTGCATCAAGATATATACAACAGTTTTGAATTTGATATTCATTGCATGTCCCTGGCGTTCCTGGGTCTGTCATTACGAGTGAGCAGCAACACGTTCCACCGCAGAGGTATTCGTCTCCGGCTTGATAGCCATAGAGAACATAACCACCACCACAATGGATTCCATCCTGATAGCAAGACAGTCCTGATGGTGTTCGATATTCATACGTTGCAGGTGTTCCCCCAGAGTAACTAATACAAACTACGTCGTAGCAAGTTCCACCAAACGGGGGGAACGAACTGTCGCCGTTATATATTTTCCCACCGCTACACGTGTTTCCGGTAAATGTTTGCTGTTCATAGCTGCCGCTAGTAGCAGGGTTTTGAACACTTGATTGCGTCATCTCCGTGTTGGCGGCAAACCAGTTGTTTTGGTCCACCACCCAGAATGCAACACCCCATCCATCCCCGTTTGCTCTGTCAACTTTAACTGTTGCGTTTTTTGTATTAGTTCGCAATGTGGCTATCGGGTAGCTAGCTGCGGCGGTTGAGGTGGTCAGTTGGTTACTGGTGATTGCCCAGTCACCACTTGTCTCTGTCCATTTTTTTCCAGCAGCAGTAATGTCTGTGCTGTTTGCGCGATTAAAATCGTCAGACGTTGTTGGGAGGATTCTGCCCCCACCTGCCTCAACTATTCCAGGAATCATGTTAACTCGTTATATTTCCAACTAGAACCCATGTATTTGCTGCATACTTTACAAGTGTTGCAACTGCGAACTGTCCTCCAAGTTTTAATTGAGCGTCAAACCCGCCAACGGTTTGTGGGGATGTGGCGCTAAATGTAACTACTTGTGTGCCTGTTTGAAGAAAATCTATTCTGTCCCCAACTGTAAATGTTGCATCAGAGGTTGGTATGACAACCGAAGTACAAGACGAAAGCACCACTAAACCACCAACATCGGAAGCCGCAATTGTGTGTGTCGCACCTTGCTGAGCAACAATCGGTGACCTAAACCCAGAGCGAGCTGCACCAGTAGCTAAATCTGTTGTCGTAATCGAACCAGACAGACTCAATTTGCTATAAGCAATTGCTGCGTTACTCTTGATGTCGGCATTGACAATCGAATCGTTTTCAATCATCGCACTGGTAATCACTCCAGTGTCAGCCAGGGTCACAGCTGTTCCAGATATTTTGGTTTTATCTATCGCAGCAGAAGCATTTATATCAGCATTAACGATAGATGTTGCTAGGTTCAACTTGCTGTATGCAATTGCCGCCGAAGTGTTTATATCAGCGTTGACAATCGTTCCGTCAAGAATCTTTCCTGATGTAACAGCACCATCTGCTAGTTCTGTTGCGGTAATTGTCCCAGCAGCAATATCTGCTGCTATTACCGTGCCTGGGGCAATTTTGTCAGATGTTACAGAGTTGGCAGCTAGCTTTTGCGTGGTGATTGCACCATCTCCAACCGTAAATTGCGCTGAGTCCTGCCACGAAGCGCCGTTGTAATATTGAATTAAGTTCAATTCATCGATATAACAAATGCGGCCTTCGGACAGCGCTGGCTTGCCGCTTCCTCCTTGGGATACGGGAATTCCGTCGCCAAACGCCGCATCGCGCGCTGCTGTGGTCGCGAAACGCGCAACCACCTGGTCCATGAGATACGTGTTTATGTCTGCTGCATATGCAGTATCACCAGATAGAAATAGTCTTACACCTGTACCGGCCATTTAGAAATCTCCTAAATTATTGTGTTTTATTTTAGCATTATGTTTCATACTGGTCACCCGAACGAGATGCTTCCATCAAGCAAACCATACGTGACGTCATCAAGTGTTAAGAAGAATTCGTCAATAGTTTGGTGAGTAACCACGTATCCCATAGGTCTAGCCATATTCACTGATTGGAGTATGGCATCGCTTGATTCACCGACATTTGCATCAATTGTTTCGTTTGTTAGCGTCTGAATGCGAATCGCAAAAGGGTCTCCACCGAAATATGGCGTCAACGAAACAGACTGTGTGGAAGCCTCTCCATCTTTTGTCCTGATTGTCATCTGTTTTGCAGATTCAATCATTGCATGTCTTGTCCCAGCACCTCTTCCATAATGGCTCCCATAGAGCTGCCACTCCACAAAGTCTCGCTGAAGACCGGCGTTATTGAAATAAAGAGTCCCATCAGATAACTGAAAGTTACGATGGATTCTTTCCCCATTGAATTGAGCCAGCCAACTCAAATACGCGTCTCGAGCCGCTGATGGAGAAACAAGCGAACTCTGAACCCAACTGAGAATTCCCTCGTCCTGTGTTACCAGCTCTTCGGCCTCAAGACCGTACATCTCTTCGTATTCAGATTTTGTGTCACCAGCAGCAGATGTAAGCACGTCAATAAGTCTAAAAAAAGGATAAGTCGGATATGACTGAGATGAGTCAAGTTCCCAGTAAAAATCAGGTAGAAAATTTCGTATTCCAGATACGAAATCATTAGAGTAGAAATCCAGGTCGTGAATTAGGTGTGGACATGTCAACCATATGTTTGACGCATTATGTCCAGTGATAGATATTCTTACACTTAAGGTGTGAAGCTCTGAATCATCCGGAACGGTTATTCTATTTGACTGAATAGCGTTGTATTCACCGCTGCTAAATGACTGAATATTTCCTTCAATTCCAGTTGATGAACCATCAAGATAAATCATTGTTGATAAATCGACAGAAGACAGCGCTTTGATTCGCATATTAAAGGAAAGAATTCGTCCATTGTCTTCGAGATATAATGGAACATCTTCTAGTGTTACTAATATTTCACCAGTAGATGATGGGTTTAATTGCAGAACGTAACGAGTATCAACCAAAAAGTTAGTTGAAACTATTGTTAATTCCGAGTTAGTTGATTCCCAATCGTTTGAATATGCGCCGAGTTCAACAATTTGTCCACTATCATTTACTCGAAGCAGCGCACTATCGTATGGCAAAAGGTTACGTGTTGTAGCCATTGTTAACTTATTTCCAATACCGTAAACGTAAGGTCAATGTCTTCAACTGCAATTATTGGCAATGAGCCTTTTTTATGAAATAGCAAGTCGTTGCCCAGTTGTGGCAACCAACCGGAACCAGTTGGAGAGAGCGTGAGTGATTCAACAAAAACCACACCAGGGACATTGCTTATAAGTGATATTAGCTGTGTCTGTCTCACTCTATCTTGGGTGTATGGATATTTTGCCGGACTTATGAAGTCGACCAACGCATTAAGTACGGCACCCTCCACGGATGCAGCATCATACGATTCACTTATCACAACTTCTCCAGAAATTTCTAATGTGCAAATTTCTGGGTCTAACATTTCAAAAGTTAATCCAGCAACTGATTTTGCGCGAATGTCAGCAACAACGTTTGTTTTTTCAATTGATGTTAAATAAGTGTTTAGGCCATATCCAAAAACAGTTACGAAACCAGACACATCCTGACCAGCGTAAGCAGAAGCAGTAACTGTGGTGCTTGCTGAGTTTGTTGCTACTTTGACGAAATTAACCGTATCTGAACCGGTAGCAGTTATTTCATGCAAGCCATTAAATGTTGCACTTACCGAAGGGTCAAAAACCTCTAATTCAATTGTGTCACCAGTTATGAATAGGTGTGGTGCTGCTGTCTGAATTGTTGCCAGGTTATTATCCAAGAATGTTTTTATGACTCCGGCTTGTCTTTTTACAGTTATGTCGCCGCTTGTATCATCGCCATTAGTCAAGTCATATGTTTTGACACGACTTATAACGTCTGGGTATTCAGAAAGAACATATGAGTCGACTTGTGTTGCTCTTGTGAGGGACGAAGTAAGAGAACGCAAATAAGTTGTAGCTCGTGATAGGTAGTCTGTATCTGAGTCTGAGTTAATTCCATTTGCAAAATTTGAAGGCGTTCTAACCGTTACTGTTTGGATTTGTGTTCCAGAAGAAAGTATTTTTAACTGAGCTCCATCATCTATTGGTGGAATAATTCCTGGCGTTAAACACACAATGGTTGCTGATGCGCTCGGATAATCTACAGATATCTCCAAATCAGTCGGTTCCAGTTCCAGTGCAGATGTTGTCTGAAATGGAAATTCCTGTAATTCATCTTCAAACAACGCTTCAAAGCTGAAAACCGTTCCAGCAGGTATTGTTCCGCCATCATATGTGTTGAGCGTGATGGTGACATCAATCTCTGCTGGAATAGCCTCCTGGCGAATAAATCCGAGCATTCCCACAATTCCTGCCATAAGCCTATTTGGAAGTCTGTTTATTGCAGCAATATTCAACGCACTTACATATGCCATTGCCTGAAAAATCGCGTCTTCTGGAGAACCAGTACGGAGATTGAATTCAGGCAAGCTGAGTCGAGCCAACTCAATCGAGTCGCGATAAATGTCGCCTGGTTCCTTGTCAAAAATTGTGAGGTTGACGTATTCTGAAAAATCTGCTGGCATTTTAAACCTACGAGCTTTGTATTTCAAAAGCGAAAGAAACTTTGGTTTTACCAGTGTTTCCTTCGTTTGATGTTGTTGATAAATTGGTTATTCTTATTTCTGGAACATACCTCGACGCATTTAAAACAAATAGCCCTTTATCTACAGTCCTAAACGCAGGGTCGTTAGCACCAAAAGCTGGAGTGAATGGATGGGTCATTGGTTCTGTAAGAATAATAATTGAAAGCAATTGTGCATAATAGTCAGTTGTTCCGTCTCTTAGCTTTTTAAAACCAGTCGAATCAAATTGAACCGGGAATTGAATCATGTCCATCTTTTCACCTCCTAATGACTATGCGAATTAAGTTGACTTTGAAGATTTGCCACTTGCGTCTGAAGAGCGCTAACGGTTGCCTGCAATTGCTCAAAAAGAACTTTTGAGGCATAAACGTCGGCTTTTATTTTTGCAGACCCATAAACCATTATTTCATTAAAGAACTCATCCGTGAATGAACATTTCACTACATCTCCAACTGAGTATTTGTTAAGAGTTGTTGTTCCAATTGGAGTAATCGGACCGTATGTTGAACCAATAGCAGGAATGGAAACACTAATTTGCCCAGAACTATTGACTGCCGTTACATTTGCTGTGAATATCCGACCAGCCTTAAGCGGGTGCGATGATGCTTTTTGATTATCAACGATGTCCGGTCTATTACGAGCCATTGCTTATCCTCCTAGACCCATAGCGATGTCGAATCGCCTGCCGTATTTGGAATAGAACCACGTGACCCAGAGTATTCAGGAAAACGCTTATCTAGTATCAGAGACTGCTGTTTGGATAGTAAATATGCATAATCACGAGCATTCAAGATAGCTTTTTGCTTAGTTTCACCACGAACAACAGCAAGGTATTTTGCTGTTCCAAGATATCCCCCGTCAGCGTTATATTTAGCTATTACTTCTGCGCTGCTCTTTAGTACGGCCACGCCACCCTGTGTATATATGGCCGGGAGCAATACTGCCCTCCATTCACTTCCGAATTCAAACTCGTATGTAATTGAAAATATTGTCAGAGCATCAGACCCTGATGGAAGAACTGGACGCGAGAAAAGATTTATGTTGCCTGTATATAGAACTGAATCGGCATCATTTGTGCTTGCTTGGCCTGCTCCGCCTTGTGCTATTGCCCCCTTGAGCATTGGGTAGGTAATGGTCAGGTTTGCATACTGCATTCTTGGGTAACGCAATTGGTTTGATTGGTCAGGTATCGGGAGTAAGCGTGCATCCAGTGATTCTGAAGTAATCTTTTTCCCTGTTGCGTTTTTTGCAGATTGGACCACAGTTACTGGAGTGGTCTGTGTCCCAGCAAACGGAACGTATGTTTGTTGATACGTGACGCCAATTGGCAGAAGTTTTGGTTTATTCTTTTCTTCATCACGCTGCGGCGTTCTAAAAGAGACGCTTACTGGCTCTGAAGACATCTCGTCAAATGAAACAGATTCGATTATATAAAAACCCGACATGTTCGGAACGTTGCCAACATACGCCGTCATGCCTGGTCGAATCTGCGTTCCGTTGGTTCTCTCAACAACACAGGAGCCATCTGCGGCATACGGGTCATTGTCAGACTTCGTGATGCTTGGGTATTGTGTCAACTTAAAATACCCTGGTGTACCAAGATACTGAAATTGAGGCGTACTTTGATTAGGATACTGAAGGGGTATCCATCGTTGCGTTTTTTTACCAGTTTGTTTCTTTTGGCCAGTTGTTTTGTCAACAGTAAACTTCGGTACCTGTCTTGCGTTGGTGCCCCATTTATGAAGAAGAAATTGTTCTGATGCAAATATTAAATATCCATCAGTTTCAAAACAAACAAATTTTGCATCTCCAGCAAGACGGGTAATTACATCCCACAATGATTCTGCTTGTTTTTCTCCAGAAGCTTTTGTTATATTTTGCTTCTTTGTTGTTTCTTGTCCGTAAAACTTTAAACCGTATTTTGCAGCTGCACGCCTAACGAAATCCGTTCCTTGCCCTTTGATTGTGTCGGGTCGTTTATCTCTCTTCATTTGCTGTATCGCCTTGGAGTAGCAATCAATACTAAAAGTAGGACTACTGCCAGGGCCCTGGGATACTGTCACCTTGGAAATCTCAAACAACTGTTTAACGAGCGCAGCACTTCCCGACCCGTCATCTATGCGTCCAAGTGTTTGCGTTTCATATATTATGTCCCTGCCCAGAGTGAAAAAATTTTGTCCTGACATGCGTAGCTCTGGGTCCACCAGCTCAAAGCTCAACTGAGAGGCCATATCCATCGAATAGCTAACATTCACACTTGTAACAAGTTTTGAAATGTCCGCATAACCATTTGATGACGTGTTTGACAGGTCGGCAATAAGAATCTTCCCCTGGTATGGCCCCCTATACTGACGGGAGTAGCGCCATCCAGCAAATGTTGTTAGGTCAGCAGCCATTCGTTCTCATTATTTAGTTGGGATTCCAGGGCATCCAGCAGTAGACAGCATTTTTGCGCGAATATTCGCTGGTATTCCTGGATTTTTAGTGAATATCTGAGTGCATAAGTCATCTGGATTGTTGGTTGTTCCTCCGGGAGTTGAAGTACTTGGAGTAATTTTTGGAAGTACTGCTATAAGCGGCGTTTCTAGAGGCAATTCTAAAATTGACATATTTACTGTTGCTCTGTTTATTTCACCTGTTGGTGTCTGGCTAAATACAGAATCATTACTTGACCTTGTTCGCTGAACAGAAGTAATTGACATATCGACAATTGCAAAAACGATTCCACTTCCACCGGTCCAAGTTGGGTAGGTGAGTTGCTCGGTGAACATTGAGTCAAAACCTAAAAATATGACAGGTTCTGGCCGCATGGCCATAGTACGAAGTTCACGTAATTTTTCGTCACAAGATGAAAAAATATTATTA